AAGAAAACTGAACTTGATCCAATTTTAGCTCGTGGGATTAAACCTACTGAAAGTATCCATGAGCTGTTTCCTGCTGCACTCGATTTAAATGCCGGAGCGGGAACAACTGGGCTTCCTTCAATAGTCAGGGGTATTCGCCGTATGAGGGATAGTAGCGAACACTCAGATGAAACTGATTACCTAAAAGTTGGTACCTACGGGTCCACAATCATGATGGGTCTTCGTGATGGTAAAAATATTCAAAAAGCAATAACTCATATGATTGGCGGGGCTACTCACGGTGATGAATACTGGGATCGCAATCCCGGGGCCTTAGAACACGTTAAGAAGATGGAAAATCACCCTCTTATGAAAAATGCCCTTGCTGTCGGCGATGTACACATGAGTCGAATTCTTAGTAATCAGGGTGGTGCCTTATCGCTGGAACAAATATCATCCATGGATAAAGATATTCGTCCAGAGGGGTTTATCGCTGGTCAAACCACGATAGGGGGAGACAGCGCCACTATGCGTCAAGATGGTAAGACTATTTCTAGAGAGAAACAAGGATACCTTGCCCAAGAAGAAGCAATGGTGAGAAACCCGACAATAATTAAAGCAAAAGGGAACACTCTCCGAATGCCTCCCAATGTTGATCAGGCGGTTGGTTGGTTCCGTCAGCAAATACTCAATCCGGGTACTAATAGACTTAAGAATAGACTTAAAAGAGCAAGAGATATGGGTTTAGACCCCGGTATCTATTCTGACGTAGTTAAAAACCCATCAATCAACATAAATCCGTCTGAACGGCCTAGTTCATAGCATAGGAAAAAAATGTATACGCTCCCACAATCGTACAATGAAATGTTTCAAGATCCGACTGAAAAAGACGTCACTGGTTTATCTGATGAAGATCAGGCTAAACGGCTTCTTGAAAAGTTCCCCATGCTCACTGTTCTATATACAGCCCGTATGGAGATGATCAATGAATTAATCCGTCAGTTCACGCACGACCAGACGTTCTTCTATATGGAAGAAGATGGAGGTGTTCCTCCATACATTGTAGAAACCATTGCTTGGCGGACATCGAAAGAGTTTATAGCTAAGATCTCTGAGGCCCTGCTAGAGTTTTTTGATGTAGAGTAAATAAAACCAAATCCTATGATAGAGTGTTACTAATGCTAATTAATGATTTGAAGGCACAGCGTCAGCGTGATAGTGCCGTAGTAGGAGAGGAGGTGATCAGTGATGTCTCTTAATTTCTACCCTCCTTCTTACAGAGCAGCGGCTTCCGACTTAACAGTTGCAATCAGTCCGTTGGGTTTAGTTGAACTTGCAGACGAAGAATTTGAAGTCCATGGACCTCGTTTAAATCGTTATGCATCGAACTGGGCTTGGTACTTAGGTCATCACTGGTAGTGGGCCTACCGGCGTGAACTCGGTGAGTCCCAGCTTTCGTTCAACTACGTCAAAGCTTTCGCCGATTACCTTGTCAACTTCACCTTTGGTAAGGGTATTGAGTTCGGTTCTCCTGAGGCCACCGAAGCGATCGTCCCCTATCTTCTCAAGCGGGCATGGGAGCACGACAACGACAAGGAAAGCACTCTCTGGGAGATTGGCCAGCACGGCTCCGTCTCTGGAGATGTGTTCGTCAAGGTTGCTTACGAGGAACCGTACGTCGATCCTATCGGTCGTACCCGTCCCGGTAAGTTCCGTATTCTCCCGCTCAACCCCGCCTTCTGCTTCCCCGAATGGCACCCCCATGACCGTACCCGCTTGATCCGTTTCAAGCTCAAGTACAAGTTCTGGGGCACCATGTCGGACGGCGCTCGACAGGTGTTCACTTACACCGAGATCCTCACTGAGGACACGATTGAGGAATACATCAATGATGAGCGTATTGATATCCGCCCCAACCCATTGGGCGAGATTCCAATCGCCTATACACAGAACATACCTGTGGCTTCTTCACCATGGGGCCTTGCGGACATCACGGACATCATTTCGCTGAACCGTGAGTTCAATGAGAAGGCCACTGAGGTATCCGATATCATCAACTATCACGGTAGCCCTGTGACGGTCATCATCGGAGCCAAGGCATCAAATCTCGAGAAGGGCCCCAAGAAGGTCTGGACCATCGGTACGAAGGACGCTCGTATTGAGAACCTGTCCATGGAAACCAACTTTGCCGGAATCATGGGCTACATGGAACTGGTCAAGCAGGGTATGCATGAGATGACCGGTGTTCCCGCTCAGGCCCTTGGTCAGATGCAGCCGATCTCGAATACCAGCGGTACTGCTCTTGCCGTTCAGTATCAGCCGCTTATTCACAAGTATCGTTTGAAGAAGATCCAGTACAACCGCCTCTTCAAGCGTGTGAACGAACTGATCATCCTTCACGCCACGGTCAAAGAGCCGCAGGCACTGATGTTCAATCCGTACGTCTCAGCGGTACCGCTCCGTCCCGGACAGTACGAAGCGCTTGACCCTGCCGATCCTGTGACGTACCAGAGCACCATCCACTGGCCCGAGCCGCTTCCCGTGGACAACCTCATCAAGATCAATGAGATTCAGGCCCGTATGGCTATGGGTCTGGAGTCCAAGCGTGGCGCTCTCAAGGACATGGGTGAAATGTTCGCCGATCAGAAACTTGCTGAGATCAACGACGAAATGCTTGAGGACATGAAGGAGCAGGCCGCTCTGAACCTCATTCAGGCTCAGGCATCTCAGTTCATCATCCAAGCCACCGGTATGACGCCGGACGGTCAACCGCTGGTGATGCCGGGGCAGGCTATGACAGATGCCGAGGGCAACGTAACGGGCATGGCCCCGGCGGTGGACCCGAATCTTGCCAACGAAATCATGATGAGGGCTTATCAGACGAATCCTCCTGAACGGGAAGATTTTGACTGATAAAAGGTTTTAGCATTCTTTGATGTATCATAAAGTGTGCTATAACTATAGCAACGTAAAATTCACTGTTGAAAAGGAAAAGTCAATATGTCGCAGGACGTCACAGACACGAATGATGGTTTCATTGTCGGAGCAGACCCCAAGGAAGCGCCACGAATGGCATCGACTTGGGCCGAAGTTCAGGCCGAGACCATGGCAGGAAACCCGCTGGGTACTCCCCAGCAAATGACCAATAATGTCGAATCAAACGGTGCAACATCCAATTTCTATACGGAAGAGGATCTCGAACGAGTTCGTCGTGAAGAGAAGGACAAGCTTTACGGTCGGATTCAGACAATGGACGATCAGTTGAAGGCCATTCAGAAAGAGCGTGAGGAGCAGGAATCTGCTCGTATCGCTGAGATGCAGGCCGAGATTGATCGTGCTCGTCGTGAAGAGGAAGAGAAGATGGAAACCCGAGACCTCCTTAAGCGTAAAGAGGAGGAGTGGTCAGATCGCTTCTCAGAACTTGAGAACCGCTACGAACAAGACCGAGCAGTCTTTGAGCGTGAGCGCCGGTTCAACGAACTGGAGCAGTATCGCCAAGCACGGATTGCTCAAGAATCCGAGTACATCATTCCAGAACTCCGAGATCTCATCACTGGGAACTCTGAGAATGAAATCGATGCTTTCATCGAAGAGATGAAGGCGCGAACTGCCGCCATCATGGGCAACTTTGAGGTTTCGGCCTCTGTCCAGCGGCAGTCAATGCGGGGAGCGGCTCCGACTGCTCCTCCTGTAGGGCCACTGGAGCAAATGGAGACGTACGAATCGATTACGCCGGATGATATCCGGTCAATGGACATGGAAACGTATAAGCGCTATCGGGCGAGCCTTCTTAATGCTGCTGGCCGTCAGTACCGAGGCTAGTAGAGAAGTAACCCCCATATTAACCAAGCCTAAGTCCAAATAGGAGGACACTCTAATGGCTTTCCAGATCCCCTCTGGTTCAGGCATCACCGGCACCAACCGTGTCGCTGGTGGTGTTGAGGGCAGTGCTTTCGGAGCACCGTCCGGTTACGGCGATTCGTTCGCTGGCGCCAACATCACTGGTGGCTACGGCGCAGGTATCACTTCTGGTACCTCGCTCATGGGCCCCGCTATCCAAACTGTTTGGTCGAAGGAGATCCTCTTTCAGGCCATGCCGGTCCTCCGGTTCGAGCAGTTTGCCGTAAAGAAGACTGAACTTGGCGTCATGCCCGGTCTCACCGTCAACTTCATGCGTTACAACAACCTTCCGATCCCTTCGGGTCCGCTGGTTGAAGGTATCCGTATGAAGACCTACGGCATCACCGCTCAGCAGTACCGCATCACTGTTGCCGAGCATGGCTTCGCCATCGCCGTGTCAGAACTTCTGCTCAACGCCTCGTTTGACGATGTCATGGCTTCTGCCTCTCGTCTTCTTGGCCGCAACATGGCTCTGTACATGGACACTCAGGCCCGTGAGACCCTTCAGTCGGCTTCCAGCACGGTCTATGGCTACAAGGCCCCGACCGATCTGACCACCGGCTATGGCATCTACAACAAGGGTACGCAGGCTTCGTCGGGCACCATCGGCAACGGTGGATACTTCCTGACTCCTCACGCCGTCAAGGACGCCGTTCTTGAGCTTTCGAGCAAGAACATCCCCCGTCTTGGTGAGACCTACGTCTGCTTCATCCACCCGTCGCAGAGCCGTCAGCTTCGTGACACCCCCGAGTTCATCGAAGTTTCGAAGTATGCCGCCCCCGGTAACTTCATGCTTGGTGAGATCGGTCGTCTCTATGACGTAGTCTTCATTGAGACCACTCAGGTTGGCCGTCCCCTCAGCAATCCCGCTGACTTCATCAACACCGCCTACGACGATGGCACCCCCGCTGCATGGCGTGGTACCGACTCGCAGACCAGTGGTGACTACGTCAGCGACGGTTCGATCTCGGATTCTCCGGGTTCGAGCGCTGAGCCGGGCGTCGTTGCTACCCCGGGCTGGGATGAGTACTGGCCGACCGACTTCACGGTCACGCCGGATACTGAGCAGTTCGAGGCCCTGATGCTTGGTGACAATGCCTTCGGTCATGCCATCTCGCTTCCGGTTGAGCTTCGTGACGGTGGCGTTCTTGACTTCGGTCGTGAGCACGCCCTCGCTTGGTACAGCATCTGGGGCTTCGGCCTCATCACCGACTCGGCTGTTGTCAAGATCCGCACCAACGGCTGATCTTTTCAACTGAGTCACTTTCGGATACGGGGGTGGGTCGCCAAGACCCACCCCTGTGTGCGATACTTACATATAGTAGTTTCAAACCTTTATAGGAGAATAAACCGTGCCTGCACAAAAGCGTGTTAACCCCAGCAACGAAACCCGAAATGATGAAATTGAAGGTGGAGTTACTGTTATGAATGACCTTCTTGGTGGTATTTCAGAAATTGAAGTAGATGCCATTCAGGAAAATCCCAAGCCCCAAGGCGTTCCTACCGTAGTTATTCGTGTGAACGAAAATATCGAGGATATGTCTTACGTCGCCGATGGCCGTAAGGAGCGCTACACGTTCGAAGCCGGTAACCGTTACCGGGTCCCTGTTTACATTGCCGCAGAACTTGAGGGTCTCGGCAAAGTCTGGCACTAAGGAGCCACAGCAATGGGTATTGCAACCGTCCACTATCTTTCCATGAACGCCCGAGACGGCAAGGTCGACATTCCTGATCCTGAGGGTGTTGACACGGTCCTTGAGGACTGGAGTGGTTCTTACACGTTTAAGAACCTTCAGGTCCCTAACGTCTACACGGTTAACTGGGGCGATAGTACGTCCACAGCGACAGAGGTAGTGGGCGGTGCAATTTCCCGCATTAAAACCAGCAACAAGGTCGTCAATGTTCCGTTCATGTTCAATGATCCGAACCCGAATGAGATGGCTATACTTCCCGACAACAAGACCGCTTACGTCACTCAGCCTGAGGCTAACGTCGACTTTGGCAACCCTGTCGGTCGTGTGAGTGTTCTTAATCTTGAGACCCAAACGATTATTGATGATATCGCTATTCCCAATAACTATTGGGTGTGGGGTATTACCGCCACTGCTGATGGCAAGAAGGTCTACGTCGCCTCTAGCGCCGCTGAAAGCGGCGATGGTGGAGCCGACGACAAAGTATTTGTTATTGACACCAAGAAGAAGAAGGTTGTCAAGGAGATTACCGTTGGTCGCTACCCGACCGGTGTTGTCATCAACCCCGCTGGTACTGAACTTTGGGTCACTTGCTGTGTTGATGATGCTCTTTACATTATCGATACTGAGACTGACGAGGTCGATCGTCATCTTAACTTCCCAAATAGCGGTACAGAGCCGATGCGTGGAGTGTTCTCCAATGATGGTAGCAACTTCTACGTCACCCTTTGGGGTCTGAATAAGGTTGCTAAGATAGCAACAAATGCCGCTAATTTGAATTCGTTTTCTTCCGTTAATATCAATGAACCATTTGGTATTGGGAAAAACGCTGCCGGTAGTAGACTTGCAGTAGCGTCTAATGACGATGGCAAGGTATATATCCTCGGAACTAGCCCATTTGCCATTCTTGATGATATTGAAACCGATGACTATCCGTGGGCCATTGCGGTTGACGAGAATGATGTTGCTTACGTCACTCACGGAAGTGGCGATGTGTATTTTGTCAATATCAACACGGCCACTATCAGTAGCCATGAGTATGTGGGTGATAACGCCAACGGTATTACTATCGCCCCGAATGGTGTTTACGCTTATGTGACGGTGTTCGGTTGGTCGGACTGTAGTGCGTATGACGGCTATAACTTCCAGTTGAACCACACCTACGCCAACCCCGGTACTTACACCATTACCACGACTGACAAAGATGGTCAGGTTGATGTTAAGGGCACCGTCCGAGTTCTTGTTGACTGATTAGGAGAGCCAAGTTATGACCCGTGATGGGTTTATCATCCGTAATGCCAGTGCGGTAGCTCCTAATCTCCTGATGTCGCAGCCCGATCAGGGCGATTTCCAGATACTCGGCAATAACCGTTACGGTGTTGTCAAAGGGTGCGCTGTAACTCTAGGTGGTAGCACTGTCAGTATTACCGGTAGTACTACTGACAATGTCGTAGTCGTGGACGGTGAGGTATTCACTCCTTCAGCATGGAGCGGTACCATTGTCAATGGCAGTAACGTAGGACCAAGGTTTGACCTTGTGGTCTATAGCTCAGTCGATGGCTTTTCTGTAATACTTGGCACTGCTTCCGTAACCGCCGTCTATCCAGAAATACCCTCTACGGCTACTGTCCTTGCAGCCGTCTATGTTCCTGCGTCCACTAGCGGGACATTCATAATCACTGATAAAAGGAACTTCCTTCAGGCCAGCGTTGTCGGTAAAGATCAGGACGTCATAGTAGAAAACTATGGTGCTGAGGCACCTACTCTCACAATTGAGGGCAGTGGGAAGATATCTTTAGGAAACGGTACCGACATTCAGGACGCCTTCATTGAGCGTACGGCTGCGGGGACGCTAACCGTATCTG